CCTGTGGTTGCCTTTATTCCATACTCACTTGCAATTGTTCCATTAACATTTAATAGAGCAGTTGTATCTGAAGGTGTATAAGAAGTTGTGTCTGTTGATATATTAACTTTGCCATCATTTTTTATGACCATTCTTGATTTTATATCTGATGTTCCATCTTTCGTTGTATGGAACTCAAATCTTGAAGGATAATCGCCAGTTCCCCAAGTGCCATCTGCTATAGCATTTAACCTTACGGAAACTCTGGGGGTTGTCCTTCTCCCATAAAAAGCAACTCCGCCCAAATATGTATTAAGTGCTGAAATATCTGTTGGTGAGTTTATACTTCCAAGTGTTTTGTAAAAACTTAATTCTGCAGCCCCGGTCGCACCTGTAAGTGCAGAATGTCTTGATATCATTATATCTCTCAAAGTTGAGGCGTCAGACGCAACGGACAATGCATTTCCAGCATAAGGAGCAACAGTATGACCAATAACCATTTCACCTGTTGATGTAATGCAAATAGTTGATGTATTTACAAATGATAAATTGCCATTTGCAGTTATTGTTGTTGCATAAATTTTATTAAAAGTATTTACTCCACTCCAAGTGTTTGTTGTGTTTAGTAAATCTGGAGTAGAAACACTCTGCCAAGTTGCATTCCCTGAGCTGTCAGAAGTTAATACTTTCCCAGCTGAGGCATTTGTAGGGATTGTTAGCCCTATAAAAGAAGGGTAATCATCAGTAGTTAAACCTTGATTTAGGTGATGCCCATCAACCATATCACTATTGTAAGAAGCCTCTGCCCATTGTGCTATTTCTGCCGCATCGGCATAGCCTGCAGTATTGGCATCACTGGCAAAACCTGCGTTTTCACTCCATCCCGCCACTTCGGCGTAATCAACATTGATAAAATATTGACGGTCTTTATTTTCTATAACAACTTCGTACCCATTTATAGTTGTAGCACCCAATGTTGATATACCAGATACAGACATATCGCCCGTTGAGAATAAATTCCCATTGTTTTCTATTCCCTCTGCGTAGATAGCCTCTGTATATAATGGGTCTAAAATATAAATTGGAACAGATACATCACTAACAATAGAGCCTTGTATTGTTGATACTCTAATCCTGTCAAATCTTTGCTCAGCACTCCAAGTGTTTGTTGAGTTAAGTAAATCCGAAATGCTAAAAGTTGACTGCTTTACTTCGTTGAGAGAAGTCCACAAACTATCGGTTGACATTCTTACCTGCTCTTTATCCGCGAAATAATTTTGGAATGAAGAACTTGAAACTGTAGTTCCAAATTGAGTTGTGGAGGTTAATACAGTTCCATCTGCAAAGGTAATTGTAGAAACTGAAATATTAGGAATTGTTGCTGTGGTTGATATTAAAATATTTGCTTTTATAGTTCCATTTACATCTAATGTTTCTGAAGGGCTTATAGTATTTATTCCAACATTCCCATTGCTTCCTTTAATTATCATTGAGTATAAATTTATACTCCCCGCTTTTGACGGAATATCTACATATCCGTAAGTTCTTATTCTTCCAGCAGTTATTGTTATGTCTCCACCTTTCGCTCCTAAACCATCATACCCAGTTCCTCCGCTTATATTTATATCTCCTATTGGGTACCCTCCTGTTCCATTCCCGCCTCCAGATATATTTATATCCCCAGCACCACTTGATGTGTCAAGTGTTTGCAAATTTATATTTTTTTGGCTACTCCCATATATGTTTAAATCGGCATTGCTTTTGCCCATTATAGATGTCATCTTTTGGTTTACTGTCCAAATATTCTCTGTATTTAAAATATCCGAAATGCTAAAAGTTGACTGCTTTACTTCATTGAGAGAACTCCACAAACTATCGGTTGAAATTCTTACCTGCTCTTTATTTGCAAATGTTGTAAATGCTGAAGAACTAATTACTGCGTCTATTGTAATTCCAGAAGTTCCTTTTGTTAATGATATTCCATCTCCTGCTGTTAGTGCTAAACCATCTATATCTGCTATACGGTTTGACCTATATTGCATTGTCATTGGTATTTCATTTGCACCAGCACCAATTTGTACTGAGTTTTCAGCATTTGCGGAATAACCAAGTGCTACTGCATTGTCTGTTGCATAGGAAAAAGCACCTATGGCAATACTGTTTCCATTTGAATTGGCACTTCTACCCATAGATGTATCAAAAAAATCACTACCAATACTTGAATATTCACCTAATGCTGTGTTTGTGTGGTCTTGCTTTATGCTATTGAGTGTTGTCGTGGCCACACCTAATGCTACATCACCTGCAATTCGCTCAGCGTTTTCAGTTGTAGTTGATAATACTAACGCGTCAAGGGTAGCACCATCTACCGATACATCTCTCCCATCAACTGTTCCTACCTTTGTAATTGACGCACCGCTTATGCGAAACGAATCGGTGCTATCAGACAATGCCGACCACACATGTACAGAGCCAGTGAAATGCATATCGGGTGGGATAGATTTATTGTATCCCGGGGAGTCCGCGTAACATAAAGAAGCGAAAAATAATAACACAAGCCAAAGTATTTTTTTCATAATAGTTGCCACTCCGTTCCATTCCAAAGTTCTAAACCCATCCCTTGATCAGTATTTACACCCATAGATCCACTATCAAGTAGTACCGATGGGCGGGTAGATGTTGTCCAAGTGCCGTTTAATATCTTCCATTTACCAGTTACAGAGTTGTATGTTTCAAGGCCATTGAAGTCGGTATTCATTCCTGTCTGGCCATTAAATGGAAGCGTAGGTCTAGTTAATGTAGTCCAAGTTACTGGAGTATTCACATTACCTGCCCTATCACTCCACACCGTTGTGCCGTCGCTGCGTTTAGTCCATAAATCTGTCATGACATTAGTCCTTATTAGCAGTTATTCCAATATAGCCAACTGTTGGCTCCAGCAAATAAAAAACTTAGTAATATTTTTCATTTGCCTGTAAGTGTACCCATTATATTTACCTCTCAAAAGATATTGCGAGGGGGAAGGGGACAGGATTGACCCAACCCCCAACGCAACTTAATTACTAAGCAACAACTACGCAACAACTACGCTTGAAGCGGTATCAAGTACGATTGAAGAGTACTCTTTACTATTGAACATAACTTTTTGAAACCCACCAATAATTCCAGTGGAAAAACCAACTTGATTTTCATAGTCAAACGATTTTTCAACCCATCTTTTTGGATTTTTACAAGAAGCATAAACAACTGCATCTTGACCGCAAAGAATTGCGCGATATGCATCAGCAGTACAATCTGTACCAACTGCAGCACCTCTAAAGCTATGGCCTGCCTTGCTAATATCAAGGAATGGAACATAAGGATGTTGATATATAACCATACCGTCCCAAACTACATCAGCCCCTGTAAATATTGGATTATCCGAACCTTTCCCCCAAGCCTCGCGATATGCTTGTGCAAATGTTGCATTCTGCGTAAGGTCAAAGAATTGGTTAGGGTGAATAAACACAACAAAATAATTCTTACCATTTATTTTCAATGGTTGAATTTTTGGATTTGAGGTTAATGCTTTGCGTTTGAGGTTAGAAAGCAATTGCGGTGTAATAACATCTGACGAAGTTAAAGCATCTGTTCCGCCAGCATTTGCACAAAGATACCTTGAACCAAACCCAGCCGCCTCATCTGCATCTGGTATGAACGCAGGTGTATTTGACCAATTGCAGTTTGCTCCAACAGTAATTCCTTCAATGTCTGTAAGAGTTGCATTATTAACGCCACCAAGTTTAAAGAAAATCTGTCTTTCCTCAAACTCCTGCAACCATACCGATAGCTTGTCTTTGGCATCGCTACGCATATCGTAACTATTACCCTGCTCATCCAATTGCCCAGTTAAAAGTACAGAGTTTCTTTTCTGATCAATAGAAACACTTTGACTATAAGCAGATATAGCTTCCTCATTGCCCTCAAGTGTTGCATCGCCAGAAATTCCATTCCCACTTAGTTTTGAGGTAAGACCATAGGTGTATGTATTCCCCTTTTTTTCTGATAAATCATTCACAACTTTTACAACCACATTAGTACCAGAACCCATCAAATTGTTCGCGGTAAAAAACATATTTTCTATCTTATTTGCCCATAGGTCTTTAGCCCACACTTCTCGCCTCAATGTTACTTCACTTACTGTTTTAGCCATAATGCTTCTCCTATAATGACTTCAATCTGCGTTTAGTTTCTGGTTTGAGCTTTTGATATTTTTCAACTGACCAATTAACAACATCTTCTGGTGTTAAATCATCTTCCGATACCATTCTTGCTCCACCCGAACCCAAAGCCGCACTTGAAGGTTTTTTATTTAGATTTTTTTCAATCTTTTCTACTTTTTCATTTGCTTTCTTGTCCTCTACTTTACCGTATTCGGTATTTCGTTTTGCCAATTGCATCACATAATCAATTGACTTTGCATTCTTTTCAGGGTCGTCTGAAAGCACTAATTCGTAAAGTCTAGCTGCGAATGCGCCTGTTTCGTCAGCTTTTATAACTTCCTGTGCTAATTTTGACTTCTCTTCCCAGTCAGGATATTTTTCTACCGCTTTTGCTTCCAATGTTGCAATTTTCGCGTTATGCGATTTGATAAATTCCTCTGTCTTTACTCTTTTTTCTTCCTGTTCTTTTATTTTTTTAGTTTCTGTATATGTTGATATTTGCTTATCTAATTCACGAATTCTTCTTAATTCTGCAACAGTTAAAAGATCGTCATCACCTTTATCGGTTAAACTTGATAACTCGCTTTCTAACTTTAACAACGCCTCATCTTTACTGGGTTGCTGTCCTGGAACTTCCTTTTTGTCGGACTTGTCGGCTTGCAAATGCTTTATTTGAATTTGCAAAAGATCTCTTTCTGCCTCTGCTCGTTGCCTTTTTTGCTTCTCTTCTTTAGTCTTAAAGTAAAATCCTCGTTCTTTTGTAGTCAACTTTGCTGTATATTGGTGCTCATCTTCCGCACTTAAATCTTTATCAGCTTGCTCTGTAATGTCTTCTTTTGTTTCTGTCGCCTTTATTTCGCCTTTCGTTTCGCCAACTTCTTTTTTTATATCATCAACTACGCCTAACCTCTGCGCCATTTCCATTTCTTTGTCGCTTAGCAAACCCTTAACATCCTCTATCTTTGGTTTTTCTACAACATCTAATGTCTCTTTTGTTTCAACAACCTCAAACTGTTTTGCTTCTGGTGCATTTTCCTGTTCTGACATTTTCCTATACCTCTCTTATTTATTTTGCCATAAGGCAATTTATTTCAATGTAACTAAAAACTCTTTTAAATTGCTAAACTGAATTTCACTTAATAATATTCCACTTGGAATAAATGATATATCCTTAACAAATATAACTTCAGCTCCACCTATAATTAGCGATATTTTATTCTTATCCACCTGATAAAAACTTATCCTATCTTTGCGAATTGAACATACACCTAAATCTAAATAATCACTATTTGGAATTATGCTTACCTGTTCTTTAATTGGCACTTGCCTTGGTTCATACTTTTCATGTTGCTTTCCCATTAGCTATCTCCCTATTGGTGGCATTGGCGCACCTGGTGGTGTTGCCATTGCTGCCTGTTGTGCCGCAATTGCTTTTCTAATCTTTGCCTTACTTCCTTCTGATAACTGACTCTCATCAATAACAACATCTGGGGGTATGGGCATTCCGCTCTTCATCATGTCCATTAACATCAAATAGTTGCCATACTTAACGGTCTCAGTGTGCATACCTTCACTTACTTCAATGTTATATTTATTTGTTCCAGTATCACTCAAAATTGCTGTAACAACTTTATTAACTAACTCTTGGTCAATCTCAGTTTGTATTTCACCTTTAATATTTAGTTTTGGCTTCATTTCCATTACTGGTTGCATTGAACTGGGGTCTATGATTGGTTGTCCATCTTGCGGGTTAATCGCTGGTGATGGGGACATAACAGGCTTTGAAAAATTGTCTTTCAAGTACTCTTCACCTAAAACCTTTGCTGCACTTTCAAGAGTAAATAATTCGCCCAACATAGCAATTTCAAAACGCCCTTTAATTGACTTAGTTTGGGAAAAATTATCCATTATGCGCTGTATCATAACCAAGCCCTGCTGTTGCCTAAGATGTATTGCTCTACCACTACTCTGTCCCTCGTTCATTGCCAACAAATCAGTATTTATACCTGAGCTTTCTTTAATTTCTGAACTTGCTTCTTTGGCGAGCATATCATGAGCGGCCGGAAATGATGGTGGCTCAATCCTTACTGGAGCTGGAGCATCTTTCTTATATTCAAGTATTATTCCAGGAACACTGCCAAAGGTCTCTACAAGTTTCTTGTTTGCCCAAGCGCCTACCTGTGTAAGCCATCCACTATTTGCTGTGCTATTAAGTATTCTTAGCACTTGTGTTCTGCGTTTATTAATCTCCATCTGCTGGTCTTTAAGAGATCTTACAATCCCTTGTATCATTAACTCTTTGTTATCTATTGGGGTGGTAATCCAATGTGCAAAAAATGGAATAAATGGGAATGACTTCCATTTTGGAAATGTCCAGGCAATGGAGTCGTCAAAAATCTTGTCACCAACCAACTTTGCACACCATATTTCTTCAATCCGCCTTTCAAGTACCTTAACACTTCCTGGTTTGGTTGCGTTAAATTGTATTGCGTATTCATCTGCAGCATCTTTATTGTCAATTTCCTTAATTACTTTTGCGACTTCATCTACGACAATATAGTGCTTGGTTGGTCTTTTGTAGTAGTATTCAACTAAATCGTATGTCTTTTCTTCATCTGCTTCGCTATCGTTTTGATTAGAGCCAGTGTTTGACTTACCATAGTTGTCTTTATACTGAGATGTCGCTTTAGTGTTTGGTGAACTACTGTCAATATCTATTTTCCCGCTCTCCAGCTTATTTATTTCTTTTTCATTATCTGGAAACAATATCAACAAATCGTCTTTGCTAAGATTGTCGCTAAATTTAATAACAAATCTACAGTCGCTCATATCATATTTTTTAAATTTAGAAGGATAAATCTGAAATGGACTACACTTTGACCACTGCAATTCGCCATTTATAAAATCATTATTGTAAGAAATAAAGGGCTCTAAATAACCAAAACCACCTATAATACCATCTTCAAATTGTTCACTTTCTGCATATTCTTCTTGACTTTGTTTAGCAAGGTAGTGTATTAAACGAGTAACTATCTCACCCTCTAAGCCATCTTCTTTGCCTTCAGGGAATGCAATAATATCTGTTCTATTTTGTCTCTGAATACCTGAAAGCATAAAAATCAGTGGTTGTATCTTGTTGATCGTCAACGCTTTCACACCTTGCTTTTTTTCAAGTTCTTGCTTATCTTCGTCCTTCCATTGCTTGCCCATGGAGAATTCAAAATCTTCCATAGCGGCATCGTGCAGAGCTTTCCAGTATGATTTTGACTGCTTAAAATTTTTAAGAATTTTTTCAGAAGTTATCTTTTCCATTAGTGCCTCGTTATTATTCCCGTGTCTTCAACACTTATCCCAATTGCATAAATTGGGTTAGGACTTTCTCTAAAATCTGGATCATTATTTTTAGGTGACTTTTCTTGTTCTTTGATTACAACCGCCATTATTTTGTACCTTTTGTCTCCCATGTCGTTGTAAATACTAATTAATATGTCGTTTATATGGGTCTCAATCTTTTTTATTGCATCTTCATTTAAAAAAACTTCAAACCTACTTGCGTATCTCTTTTCCATTTTTTTTGGCTCCTGTCCTACACAGTCATTGAGTTAAACTCTAAATCCGTTGTATCAACATCATAATCGGTCGCTTTGCTTATATTTTGCGCTTCAACCTTATCTAAAGCCCAAATGCCCTGTATTACACAATCCGCATTATCAGGGCTTCTACCAAGTCGTTTTTTAATATCATCCTTACTTTCAATCTGTATCTTGCCGTTTTTGATAAAGTATTTAACTGCGCAAATCTCGCGTATCAATTCCCCGTCTCCTTCAAGCAAAAATTTGTTCTCTCTTAATTTTTCTGTTGCCTTCCACCACATCTCCGCGCGAACATTTACAAACTTTTGCTTGTCTAAATCATTTTCCGGTCTCTCTGCGGAATTAACTCTAACAACATTTATGTTTTTCTTTTGGTTTTGGAGTAACTGCAAACAATTATCATACACTCCAGCACCCACCCCAATCGTATCTATAAAAATATCTGATGCACCATACTGCAATGCCATCTTTACGCATTCGCCACCAGTCACTGTTGTCTTTTCGTTATACATTTTCTTAGTATCTACTACACGGTTATCTATAATGCACTTAATAACTATCTCATCGGTCTTGTCACCCAACCACGCTGGATCACAGCTAATAAGGATTTTTGAGTACTTTTTCTCTTTAGGTAAATCCATTAACTGCAACCTTGAGCAAGTGTCTCTATCTATTAAAAAACCGCCTTCTGTAACACTTAACCAATCACCCTCAACATACGCCTTTAGAATCTCAGGGTGATGTTTCCACGCTTCTGTAAGTTGAGCAACATAAGCCACGCTATCAATAAATGGGTTATCACTTGGTAATGCCTGTATAAACTTCCTAAAAGGTGGGCAAATCGTTCCCGGTGTAATTCCAAAGTCATCTTTGAGAAAACAGTCCGCTGGGTTGGCACTAAATAAAGTTTTAATTGGTAAAGCAACTCCATTTATGTTCGCTCGCCCTTGAGTCCCGCGCAACATAGCCGCTTGATCCCTAACCGTCTCTTCTGCCTGGTCTATAATTACAAGGCCATACTCAGCGGAATTGAACTTTTTGATGTCATTAGTATCATCCAAACCACCGCATTGATAAGATACTTTGCCAAAGAGCGTTATAATTTTCTTTTGTTCGTTATAGTCATAAATAATTTTTGGTATAAACTTTTTCCAAGTGACCAATGTTGTTGCACTAAAATCCACAGATCTAACTCTACCAATGAAGCCAATAACATATGGGTACTTCTGTATTGTTGTTATCTTGCAAAGAGCAATAATCCAAATTGCGTACAAAACAGCATAAAAACACAAAAATACACTTTTTCCACCACCCTTTGCTCCACCGTACAAAACTTCACTAACACCTTCGCTTTCAAGCGCATCCTGCGCTTCTGTTTGCCTTGCGGATAGTTTAAAGTCAACGACCATATCATTTTGTTTTGTCATAGTTTTTAATTACATTTACAGTTATTCCGCCAAGTAAATCTTTAATTTGGCTGCCATCTTTAAATACATCTAAGTGCTTTCCAAGTAACTCTAACGCCCTGTTGGCACCAGATGAGTCAAATTCGTATAGTAACTCACCACTGTTTTCATCTCTTTGCTGAACATAAACCTTTTCTTCTTTATCAAACTCCAGCTTTGGCTTGGCTTGCAAACATCTTTCAGCAACCTCTTTGAGCCCGAGTATCACATAATCGCTCGTAACGAGAGTTCTCCCCTTTCTTTCTTCCATTAATTTTGATATTTCTGCTTTAATTTCAGGCACTTTCATTAACTTGCACGCAGCAAACACAGCAGATGTTTTAGTATAACCGGCTCTTATTGCTGCCTGAGTAGCATTTAAATCAACCAAATATTCAACACAAAACATCTTTCTTTTTCCACCTAACATAAATCACCCGCAAACAAAAAAAGACATAATCCTTTTAAGGAATATGACTTTGGTATTGAGATGTTAAGAAGAAAGTGTTTCAATCCGTTGCTCCAAACATTATTTTAAATAAAAGGAGTATATGCCCCTCACTAATGCTTGGATTTTCAAATTTGGTACGCGCTTCCGTTTATTCAAAGTGTACGAAAAGTGTATATTAAAGTGTATGAAATAATTCTAAATATTATATTTTGAACTTAGTTTAGGTAAGCATCCATCCGGGTTGGTAAATTCTTTAATAATTAACTGGACTTGATATTCTGGAATTCCAGTTCTCTTAGAAATTGCCTTACGGCCAGAGCCCTTACGAAAGTATACACCTTTTATATTTGCATTGAAGTAGCGCAAAAAGGACACAATACACTGAACTTCGTTTAATCCAAGCCCTTCCTCTTTTTTAAACTTGTTATAACGCCTCAACTCCCACTTACAAGGGAAAACCTCAGCGATTGTTTTGAAACGATATTGCATTTAATACCCCCCCTTTTTTTTTATATAATTATATTTTAACCTTACCACCCAATGAACCTATCAACTGTTGAAACTTTAATGACTGTTCTTTGCGTTGTTCTTCCGTTAACTCTATTTTTGGTTCTGGATTATAATACACCGTTGGTGCTGAATTTAATGTGTTTTTATTTTCAGTATAGTTTATCCAATCTTTCCAAAATTCATTAAAAAACGAAGAGCAGTGCTTAATGAACTCTATTTTAACACCCCGTGTACTCGCTAAATAGTTTTTTGTTGCCTTTATTGCATCCTTATAATCAATTTCATTGCCAATTTGTGACAAACATCTCTTAAAAGCTGCTGTTTTACCTATCTTTCTTGGGTATAATTGCCATAAAACATCAAAAAGTTGCTCAGTCAAGTAATGTTTTGGCTTGTCTTTAGGTTTTAAGGTATTCAAAGAATTTGAAAAAATAACCTTTTGGGGTTGAGGTGGCTGTGTTTGCTCTGTTTTTTCTGGTACTGATGGTTGCAATTGTGGATAACTTTTAGGTGATGTTATATTATTATTGGTTAGGTTAGGTAAGGTTAGGTTAGGTGGGCTGGCTTTAGTCTGGCTTTGGTATGGCTTAACCCCCTTTTTACGATTACAACTTCTACAACAAGCTACTAAATTTGTAGGTTCATCAGTTCCACCATTTTCAACTGGTATAACATGATCAACTTCCATAAAATCAGATGGTTGTTTACAATAATGGCATAAATTATTGTCTCTATCTAATATACTCTTTCTAAGTAATGCCCATCCAGGTTTTACTTGTCTTCCAAACGCTTTTCCATATTCAATATTATGTTTTGCCCAAATATCAATAATTTTTTGGGGATTACTACTACGGTATTTGGTTTCAAGGTATTTACCAGAATAATCAAGCCAATCGTGAATAATTTTATTATCAAGAAAACCATACTTCTGCAACAGTCGGACATACTGAGGAGCGCTGCCAGGATAATCAGACATTTCAGCGATTAACTCATCACTCCATTGTGATAAGTCACCATCTTCTGCCTGCTCCAGTGCTGCGTGCCAGAGTGCGTGCAAGTGCCCCATTATGTAAGATCGTCTTAATCTTAATTCACGAGCCAGTTCAATTATTTTTCTGTGCCTTATAAGAATTGTGTGACTTTCAATCCAAGCCAAAGTACTCACCACCTTTTTTATTTATATTAAACAATTTATTTATTTAACCAATATTTAATTACACAAACAAGAATTGCAACAAACATAAAAACTATACACCAATTTGCAAAATCATCCCATTTATTGTTCATCTTTATAGTCCTCTTAACTTTCTTTGTTTTTCAACTAAAAAATCAATTTGCGCTTTCACAAGACCGTCTCTTAAATCTTTTAGAAACTCATTAGCACCTTTTTTTGAAAGCGACTTTGTTTCAATCATTTTTAATGAAAAATCATAAAACCAGTCAATCTTTTCTTTTAAAATCAAATTGTTTTCTTTCATTTTGTCTCCCATCCCGATTTTTTAAATAAAAGCTATCTGGCCAGTTTGTTCAACCCTGAACAATAGCTTCTCTGGCTCCTGTTTAATTAAATACCATTCCTTAAAAGATTGTCCTTTCCTATACTTCCCTGCAATCTTCCCTTCTTTTGCAAGTTCAGACAATCTGGTAGCAATATTGTTTTCTGAGTATGTGAAGATTTTAAATTCATGCACCGCCAAAGGCGATTGAGCAGACATAAGGCGTTCCATAATAAAATCTTTACAGTTTTTTGCTTTCATTTCTTTTAAGTCCCTCAATCACACAATCTAACGAAAAAGCAAACATAGCAAATGCTCCTGCTTTGGCTTGCCACACTAAAAACTCCGCTTGTTCTGCAATATGTGCTTCCTGTTTAGAATTGGTTAAACAATAACCAATTGTCTTGTGCGCTTCCCAAATACGCATAACTTTTGACCTTAGATTTTTGTCATCATCTCTTTTAACTTCAATAAAGCACGCCCTACCACCTTTCAATGTGCCAACAATGTCGGCAGATGCCTTATTCCCACGCAACTTCCTAAACCCCGATGCGTTCCTTTGGTCCGGCATTCCAGATATTTCATTCATAAATACAGCATGACCAGAGTAGTTAAGGTATTGAATTATTTCTTTGACAATTAAAATTTCTTTCATTTTCAATCCGTAAATACTAATTTGTCATCAGTTCTTTTAATTCTTTTCTTCTGCTTCTGCTGAATTTTATCTATGCAACTACATTCTTGCTTACAGATATTGCAATGAATTATGTTCTTTTCCCAATATGTTGCAGCGCCACAACAGTCAGATACTAATCCCTTGATCATTTTAATTTCCCTTACTTAAAGCTAATTTAATCTCTTCTTGAACCTTGTTTAAATAATTTGATAATCTTATTAATATATCCTTTGATTTTTTGCTCTTCACTTCCGGGAATTTGATGCTTAAAATATCCGACATAAGTTTTTCTATTTTTATTTTATCTGAGGCAGATTTTTCTTTTTCTTCATTCTCAATTTTCAACCTAATAGCATCATCTTCTTGTTTTTTCTTTAATAGCAATTCATTTTCAATCTTTTCCCTTACTTTTTTCTCTGCTAATAGATTATCAATTGTTCTTTTAACTCTTTCCTTGATTTTTCAATTTTAATTCTTTCCCTTTCGGCAATCTCCTGTTTTTCTTTTTCAATGCGTTCTAATTCAATCCTTTTCAAAACCTCCTGCCTTTCAATCTCTGCTTTTTCTGCAGCTTTAAATTCAGCAAACTTTTCTTGTTTTTCAAGATATTCCTCTATTGGCTCTATCAATGACTTCAAAACATTAGATATGCCATCAATCGCCTTTCCTTCCCTTAATGATTGTTCTTTTAACTCTTTCCTTGATTTTTCAATTTTAATTCTTTTTTCCCTTAAAAATAATCTTCCAACCCTTGCGATTTGCATTTCTACTTTTTGGTCTTCGCTTGTTACAACAATTGTTTTAGATTTATCTTCCCACTCTGAGGCAATATTGAAATAATCCTGAAACTTCTTAAGTATAAAATTTGCCTTAGTTTGATCTAATCCACTTTCCTTAACCATAATCTGCAAATTTGTTTCCACTTTGTTCTCCTTTATATTTTTGTAATAGTAACTCGCCAGCTTGATGATTTTTCCTGATACTTAGGTAATTCTTCTACTGGTATAAGCTCTTTTTTTATTCTGTTTGATATAACCTCTTTACCGTTGACCAGCCAATTCTTACCAACATACGCTTCAGATATCCCATCAAAAGTACCCTTAACTGCCTCATCTAATTCCTCATATTCTTTAACCAATGGCTTTAATACATCTCTACGCTCCAAACTTGCTTCCAGTTCTGCATTATCAATAAATTGCACGCCTTGATTTTTTACTTCTGGCAAGCAAACATGAGCAAAAGGGCATTTTTCGCATAAACCTTTGCAAGGGTCAATGCGCTCTGGATATTCCTTTTTCTTTAAAAATCCCCAACAACGCTCTAATTTTTGAAGTATTTGCTCACATTCAGCATAATCCAGAACCACTGGGATTATTTTTTCTGTCCTAAAGTTAGAAAGAATAAACAATCCAGCTTCTTCATTATTGCCAAACAGATACAATTGCATCTGTTTTAAGTACTTGCGGTGTAGTGGCTTTTTTTGAAAGTCATCAATAGTTTTAATGCCATTAAAAACATTTTCATTCATTGACTTTATTTCGGCAGGGATTGCTTCGTTGTTAAAGTATATTTTACCGTCAATATGACCTCTGCAAATAACTTCGCCAGCTTTACTTTTTATCTCAAAAGGTTTTTGCTGTTCCACAAACTCTAAACCAATTTCATACCCTAAGCGATTTTTAACATTCGCTTCTTCTTTGTTGCCAGCATCAAATATTGCCTGAAGTCCAGTATCATGCAAAACCCTCTTGTCCCAATCTAAAACACTGTGGACCATATACCTATCGCACTCGTGTATGTCTGATGCCCTGAAATTGGTAACTGGATGCGATTTTATTTTGCTGGAAAGAAACTTTTTTCTACGCTCAATTATCTCCGTAACTAAATTTTCAGTATTTTTAAGCGTCATAGCCCTATCTCCTTTTCTTCTGCCCATTCACAGATAGCTTTATACTCTTTCCATCCAATTTCTTTTGTGCTTTCAATTTTAAAGTTTTCTAATAAATAATCTTTAAGATGCTCTTCTGTTTTCCCACTTTTCTTAAGAATTGCAAACAAGCGATTTCTCTGAGCATCGCTTATCAATCCACCACCAGCACCACCTGAAGCATAAGTAACTTTTGCTGTTTTTGAAGCATCAATACCACCGGCTTTAACCTGTTCCCAAGTTAAGTTGCGAATACCCAAAAGGCGTGTAATGCCGTTGCTTACCATATTGCTGTAAGCAGCTTTGCGGATATTTGTTTCATCAACTTCACTCAATGGCTTAAGTGTTGACTCCATTTCGCCCGTTTCTTGATTTTTGACTTTGTGCTTTGCAAAAAACTGGTCTTTACTACTACATGTTCCAATAGTTTCCACCCTATCTCTACCTAATGTGAATTCGCCAGTAAACTCAAAGTAGTAAAACTGCCCTTTTTCATCAGCAGATATAACCTTTTCTGACTTCAATACTTTCCACGACACACCAAAAAGTCGGGCTATTTTTTCTGCTCCAGAACAAGTCAAATACGGCTTTCCGTTCTGATCAACCCAATCATTAACATTTGTTCTTTTGATAGATAATGTTACAATTCTCTCCATTTGCGCCTGACGCTTATCTGCGCTTGCGATAATGTCATCTGTCGTATCCGATAAACCCTGATTGCTCATTGACACCAATTCAACTTCTTGACTTTCCATTTAAATTCTCCTTTTTATAAATTTAACACTAATTTTTAATTTCAATGTCTATTTCAAAAACATTTATGTCAACATATCGGAGCGCATAAGCGTTTTGCTCAATGGCTTTTAAACACACAGCTTCTGTCTGCTCTTTTACATATTGGAGCGCATAAGCGTTTTGCTCAACGGCTTTTAAACACACAGCTTCTGTCTGCTCTTTTACATATCGGAGCGCATAAGCGTTTTGCTCAACGGCTTTTAAA